ACAGATATAACAAAAACCGAGATACCTATTAATTCACCTACAAATATTAGGATTTTTGTGATATTATTATTTATGGAACGTGTTTCTTTAAGTTGCATGTTTTACTTCCTCCCTGACTGCCCCCCACTTGTGCTGTAACACAAGGGGGGCTTTTTTATTAAACATATTGAACAATTTTACTAAGGTCTTCGACAAGGTCTCTGCCGTAGGGCGTAAAAAGTATACCCTTCTGCCATACCCAGTGTTCTACACATTGACTGGTATGAAACTTTTCACCCTTAGTCATAATTAGAAGAGCTTCATTTCGGTTTTTTGCGCCATGCATGATAAGTTGTTCAATTTCAGCTTTCACGCGCTTCAAATCGCCCTCTTCCATTTTGCGAGTATTCCGGCAGTTTTCTTCAACAATCCTGCCTAGCTCATCCCAACGGGCTTGCTTTTCATCAGGGTTAAGCCCATTCCAGACCTCCATAAGAATACCGGCTGGACGGAAGCCGTGAGCCTCCTTATAAAAATCTGAGAAAAGTGCATCATCATATAAATATTTCATAATATAACTCCTACGCGAACATTGGTTGCATGGCTGAGAACACGGCGTTGTAGGCATTTGCTTCACAGGCGTAATTGTCCCAAAAATCATCATCATCTAAGTCACAGTGAACTCCAGGACTTGCACAATGCTCTTCCCATACACGATTCATTGCTTTCATGCCTTCAAGGGTATCGCCTCGGCCGTGAGATTTCATAGTTTTCCAACCCTCTTGGAAGGAAACTTCTTCTTGGTAAGAACTAGGTATTCTAAACATTTTGACCTCCATGTCGTTTTATAGGTACACTATCAGGTAATCATCTACCAAAGTAAAGCCTTAATTTACTAAAAAATGGAGTTAGACGAAAAAACTTTGAAGTGTTATAAGAAATAATGAGTTTTCCAGTATTCATAAAGGCTAGTCGCACAAGGGTTTCCATTGCAAAGGAAATCAGAGAAGTCAGTAGGCTTCGGCTTCAGTTTGAGCGCTCAATGCAGAAGCGCCTAATGGCTGTGTTTAAAAAGGTAGGCAAAGCCGCTTCAGACGAATATCAGCAGTCAGGGGGCATTACAGTGGCTCTAAGGCCTCTTTCTGGCGACTTGGAGAAGATTTTTAGGGCGCATTACGGCGCTGTTGTTGAGAAATTCGCCGATAGAGTTTACGAAAATAGAAAGCTTGAAAGGTTTGGACAGCTTGTATTCCAGTTATATGAGCAAGAAGGTGCTAAAAAAATTGTTGGAATTAGCAATACAACAAGAAATATTATCCTAAGAGCCATTAAAGCGGGAGAAAAAGATGGTCTCGGGGTTCTTCCTGTCGCCAGATTGATACAAGAAAAGACATTCGGAGCAATGGGTAGAGCAAGAGCGGCCACAATAGCGCGCACTGAGACACACGCCGCCGCTTCATACGCCACTTACGAAGCTACTAAGGAATTATCCCTACCAGCACAGCGTAAACAGTGGGTAAGTGTTGGAGATGCTAGGACAAGACCATATCACGCCGCCGCAAACGGACAGGAAGTTGGAATAGATGAGCCATTTATAATAAGATATAAAGGCGCTGAAATTCGTATGAAGTATCCTCACGATGGCTCTGGAGGGGCGGCAAATAATATAAACTGTCGTTGTTTGGCCGTTTATTTTACTGATGAAGACGCTTTGTTTGACAGCTTTGGCGAAGAAAACATTCAAGCTCCTAAAGTTGATTTAAAGCCTAAGATTGATGTTACTGACATAATGCAAACTACCGGCTTTTCTAAAGCAGACTTAAATGAAGCTCTAAATAAATTCCTTACACCGCTTACTGCAAGGGTAATTTCCAAGTTAGGCAAACCATCACAAATTATAGGTAAAGAAAAAGCTGGCGTTTACTATGCTGGAATAAAGCGAATGGAAAGCGGGTTAGAAAGACAAGTAATGGTGCATGAATACGGACACCATATAGACAATGAGCTTTATGAAAGTGGCAACAAGTTCTCAACTTATTGGTCAGAGAAGGGTTTATCGGCGGCTTGGGTAGCAGACAGAAAGGCTATGAAGGTTACTAGGCTTTCAGAGGAGGCCAGAAACAAAAGATTTAAAGAAATAAAGAGCGAGCTCTACAACATTACAATAGTTACAGGCACAAGAAAAGATGGTTCAGAATATAGCTACGAAGATGGTAGGAAATTGGCCTTTGAGGGCGCTGATGGACTTATGGATATAATTGATAGCTTCACGAATGGTAAATTCTATGCTTCTGGGGCTTTTGGTCACGGATATACATATTGGAAGAACAGAAAAGGAAGTGGGCAACAGGCAGAGGCATTTGCAAACTTGTTTGCCATTCAAAGCTCACCAAAGGCTGTAGAGTATGCAAAGAAAAACTTTCCGGCTTTGTGGAAAGCTTTTACTGATAAACTGGAGGAATTTGATGCTAACAATTGAAGACGTTTTAAAAGAATATAAAGAAAAGTTTGGAGTTGAACCTGTTCTTGGTAGAGGATTTGCGGCTGATCATATTGAGCTACTCATCGAAGCAATTGATAAAGATACCCAATTAACAGAGTTGGATTATAGCGCTAAAGAACCAACAACATTAAGCTTATAACAATACCCCTAGACGTGAAACCGTATTATGTGTTAGTTTGTGGGTAATTTAATTGCGGTATTACAAAGGACAATAAGATGTCAGACGCCCCACAAGTCGATATTGAAGATTATATCGCAGACACAGAAACTAAGTCCGAGACCCTTGATGTAGCTTTTGAATATAAGGCTGAAGAAGAAGAAGGGACATTCTCTGGGTATGGTTCAATTTTTGGAAATAAAGATTTAGGAAATGACGTTGTCGTTGAAGGCGCATTCGCCAAATCAATTGGTAAGAAGGGCGCTAAAGCGGTAAAGCTACTCTATCAACACAGACAAGATGAGCCTATAGGCGTTTTTGATGAGATTATTGAAGACCAAAGAGGTCTCAAGGTCAAAGGTCGCCTTGCTATGGGTACACAACGTGGACGTGAAGTCTATGAACTAATGAAGATGGGTGCTCTTGATGGCCTTTCAATTGGCTATCGGGTTGACCCGAAGGGTACATACTATGATGAGAAGGGCAAACGCCGCTATCTCAAGTCTGTAGACCTTATGGAAATTTCTGCTGTAACTTTCCCCATGAACCCACGCGCAAGGGTTCAGGCTGTAAAGGGAGCAGAACGCACAGTACGGGAATGGGAAGAACTACTGCGGGATGCAGGAAGCCTATCGCGCACTGAAGCAAAGGCGGCGGCTTCTGCCGTTACCAAGGCACTTGAACAGCGGGATGCTGTAAAAGAGGAAACGCCTAAAGTCCTTGAGGCTCTAACAAGCCTTACCAACATCCTTAAAACTTAAACGGAAAGGATCGTCCAAATGGAAGATCAAGTAAAATCAGCCGTAGAAGCGATGTCAGGTGCTTTTGAAGAATTTAAAAAAGTAAATGATGATCGTTTGGCTCAAATTGAAGCTAAAGGTTCTGCTGACCCATTGGTAGAAGAAAAGCTTGCTAAAATCGAAGGTGACTTAGATCGCTTTGAAAATGTTAATCAGAAGCTAGTTCAACAGCAAAAACACGCTGAAGGTTTCGAAGCAAAATTAAACGAAATCGAAACTATGTTAAAGCGTCCAGCAAATATGATGGAAGCTAAAGAAGTTGATTTATCCCTAAAAGCTTGGGATAGCTTCATGCGTCTAGGCCAAGAAAACATGGCTCCAGAAGAAGTTAAGGCACTAACAGTCGGTACAGCCGCTACTGCTGGTAACTTAGCACCAGCTGAGTACGTGGATGAGTTAATCAAAGTGATTACTGAGATTTCTCCAGTACGTTCTGTTGCTCGCGTTCGTCAAACTTCAAATAAAGAAATTGAAGTACCAAGCAAAACTGCATCATTTGCGGCGGCTTGGACTGCTGAAGGCGGCACTCGCGCAGAGACAACTGGTTACACAACTTCTTTAAACACTATCCCAACTCATGAACTATATGCTCTTGTAGATATTTCTGGTCAGTTGCTTGAAGATAGCGTTTTTGATCTTGAAGCTGAAATGAACCAAGAATTTGCT